AATGGATCTCTCGGTATCTTCAGAATTTGGCGTCGAACGTGAGTTCGGGATGGAGGTGTTGAGCCATGATGATGGTGCGATCGATATGTCGCGCCTGAACAACAAAGCTCCGCTGCTGCTCGATCACGATATGCGCCAGCAGATTGGTGTCGTGGAAAAGGCATACATTGACCCAGAGACCCGCAGACTACGGGCGACTGTGCGTTTTGGAAGAAACGCTTTGGCCAGTGATGTTCTCCAGGACGTCAAAGATGGGATTCGTACCAATGTTTCTATTGGCTATCGAATCCTGGATATGGAAAGAATGAATGACAGCAGCGGGACGGTTGTGGTGCGTTCATGGCTTCCGCATGAGATATCGGTGGTTTCTGTCCCAGCTGATGCGACTGTCGGATTTGGGCGTTCCATCGAAATAGCAGCAGAGAAATCTGAACCCGAAACTATCATTGAGGTAAGAACAATGACTGAAATCAATACTGATGAGCTAAAGGCTCAAGCTGCTGAAGCTGCGAAGCGTGAATTCCAGCAGACAGCAAAAGAGATCACAGCACTTGCTGTGCGTCACAATCGTCGCGACCTGGCTGACCAGGCAATCACAGACGGTCTTTCAATCGATCAATTCCGGGGCATGCTCCTCGACAGCTTGCCAGAAGGTAGGCCATTAGAGCGCACAGCTGGTGACATCGATATGTCGCAGAAAGAAGTTCAGCAATACTCATTCATGAAGGCTGTTCGCGGTCTAGTGAACGGATCTGGCTTGACTGGATTCGAGAAAGAGATGTCAGATGAAATCGCAAAGCGCGCTGGCAAAGAAGCTCAGGGCTTTTATGCTCCAGACGCTTTCTGGGCTGGCATCGGCAAGCGTGATTTGACTGTTGGCACAGATTCAGCTGGTGGCTTCTTGCGTCCAACTGATCACCTGGGCGACCAGTTTGTCGACGCTCTCCGCGCTCGCACTGTGCTCTCGAACGTAGGTGCTCGCTTCTTGTCTGGATTGAAAGGCGATGTTGCGATTCCTAAGTTGGCTGGCGGTGCTGCTGCTGCGTTCGTTGGTGAAAATTCAGCTGTCGCTGAGCAGAACCCAACATTCGCACAGATCACAATGTCTCCAAAGACATTGGGTGCGTTTGTCGATATCTCTCGCTTGCTCATGATCCAATCTGATCCATCTGTTGAGCAGATCATCCGCGATGACCTGTTGAACGCTTTGGCACAGAAGATCGAAGATGTTGCAATCGAAGGTGGGGCAACTAACGAGCCATCAGGTATCCTGGATACAACTGGCATCGGATCTGTTGCACTCGGCACTAACGGTGCGGCTCCGACCTGGGCATCAATGGTGAACCTGGTTCGCGAAGTTGAGCAGGACAACGCTGCGATCAATGCAAACTCGCTGCGCTTCTTGACCAATCCAAAGGTGAAGGCGAAATTGAGTCAGACATCTAAGGTCGCGAGCACAGACTCTGTGATGATCATGGATGATCCTTGGACTTCACTCTATGGCTACGGCATGGAAGTGACTTCTAACGTCCCATCTGATCTGACAAAAGGTACTGGTACTGCATTGTCAGCGATGATCTTTGGTGACTTCAGCCAGCTGCTGATTGGCTTGTTCTCAACAGCTGACATTCTGATCGATCCATACACAGGCGGTGCTGCTGGTACAGTTCGCATCCGGGTCATGCAGGAAGTGGATTGTGGTGTACGTCACGCGCAATCATTCGCTGCAATCACTGACATGATCACTACCTAAGTGGTCGACGCTGACGGGGCTCTGATGAGCCCCTGATGCTTTAAGGAGATTTGACATGAAACTGATCGCAACACGAGGCGTCCGAGTCGCTGGCGTAAGTTATGAGCCAGGTGATCTGATTGAAGTTGATGATCGCTCTGCGACTGAGCTCCTGGCGTCTGGCAAAGTGATCCCGACTGATTCGGTTGATCGCTCGATTGGGCTCAACACAGAGACCGCTGCTCCGCTAAAAGCGAAAACAAAGCGCACTACTACCACCAGGAAGAAAAAGGCTGATTGATGGCTGTTGAGAGCGCAGACGACAGATCATATTTTTACGCGGTTGACGATTTTGGTGTCGCTGCGACTTATACGCCAGCGGGCGGTTCTGCGAGCTCGGTCAGCGGTATATTCGATAACGATTTTGTCGAGGTCGAAACTGGCGGTTCAGTTTCATTCGCACAGCAGCAAGCGACTTTTATGTGTCGGACTGCTGATGTGTCAGCTGCTGCCGAGGGGGATTCCCTGGTGATCGGTAGCGAGAATTACATCATCCGCATTGTGCAGCCTGATGGTACAGGCATGACCAATTTGATCCTGGAGTTGCAATAGTGGCACACGTTCGCAAACAGATTAGGGACGCTGTGGTGACAGCTCTCACAGGTTTGACGACCACAGGATCGAATGTTTTCGCGACCAGGGTGTATCCGCTGGCATCTGCGAAACTACCTGGTCTCTGTATTTACACAGCAGCGGAAGATGCCGAGCTCGAGATCATGGGCTCGAACAGGACATTGATGCGCTCTCTCGATGTGATCGTGGAAGCCTATGCCCAGGGAACGACCACAGTGGACAATTCCCTGGATCAGATCGCGCTCGAGATCGAGGAAGCACTGGCTGCTGATTCGGGTGTCGATGCACTGGTAAAGGATATATACTTAACCAGGACAGATATTGATTTGGATGGCGGTGAAGGTGAAAAAGTCACTGGTGCTGCCAGACTAACATTCAGAGCTATCTATCGGGTGGCCGAGAATGATGTTGAAACTGCCATCTAAAGGAGACTGAAAATGGCGAATCATGTAGGAAAAGACGGGCTGGTTAAGATCGGCTCTGATACTTTGGGAGAGCTCCGCACCTGGTCATATAGTGTATCGGGAGAGGTGATCGAGGATTCTGTCATGGGCGACACTGCTCGCACATACAAGCCAGGTCTGACAACTTTCAGCGGATCAGCTGAGGCTTGGTGGGATGAAGCTGACACAGCTCAAACAGCATTAACTGCTGGAGCTGAAATCACTCTTGCTTTTTATCCCGAAGGTGCAGATTCTGGTGACACTTACTACTCAGGATCAGCGATTGTGACGGAAGTCAGCTCGACAGCTGCGATGGATGGGATGGTTGAAATTTCATTCTCATTCACTGGATCAGGTGCTCTAACTTCTGCAACGGCTTGATGATTTATGAAAGCGATTGACCGAGCGAAAGCTCATTTTGAGGCACTCGAGGAGCGCAGCATTGCGATCCCAGAGTGGGGCGAGGACGGTCAGCCATTACAAGTATTTTGCAAAGCCTTGACTCTCCAGGAAAAGGCCAAGCTGTACAAAATGGCTCAGGACAACGATTTGCTGTTGTTCGCCTATGCGATCATCTATAAGGCACTGGACGAGAATGGCGACAAGCTGTTCAGTTTGGAAGATAAAAAGGCACTGGTCGAAAAGGCCGATGCTGATATTGTCGCCAGGCTGGGAGCGTTCATTCTCACTGGTGCTGATGTAGAGGATCAGGAAAAAAACTGAGGAGCGATCCTGACCTGTTCGCGCAATACGCGCTCGCTGACAGATTAGGAAAGACATTGGCTGAGGTTCAGCTGATGTCAGCCAGTGAATTCTCAGGCTGGATCGCTTATCTGCAAATAGTGGCCGAGGCACAGAATGGCAAGAAACGTCCAGTTTGATATCCGCGCTGTTGACAAAACAGCTCAGGCTTTTCGGTCAGTTAAGAGCCGGGTCGGATCATTAACAAAATCAGTCTTTTCGTTGAGAAATGCGCTGGCTGGTGCGGCTGGTGCGATGGCGTTTCAAAGCCTGGCCACAGGTTCTGACAATCTTTTGAAGTTCTCGCAGCGGGTCGGTGTATCTGTTGAAGCTCTGTCGCAGCTTAAATATGTGGCTGAGATCGGTGGTCTCTCGATTGAGACGTTCACGATGGCAATGCAGCGATCAACGCGAAGGATCGCGGAAGCTGCCCAGGGGACGGGCGAGGCTAAGAACGCGCTGAGAGAGCTCGGTCTCGATGCCAGCAAGCTGGTTAAGTTGAGCCCAGATCGACAGCTGGAGGCCATCGCAGACGCGATGCTCGGAGTCACTAACCAGGCAGATAAAGTTCGCCTGGCGATGAAGCTGTTCGATTCTGAAGGTGTGGCGATGATCCAGACCATGCAGGGTGGATCAAAAGAAATCCTGGCTCTCAGGAAAGAGGCAGAGGCTCTCGGTGGCACATTGACGACCACACAGGCGAAAGATTTCGCAGCCTACAACGACAGCCTGGTGAAACTCAAAACTGCGTTCGGTGATCTTGGAAAGGCTCTGAGCTCCATCCTATTGAAACCGATCAAATTTGTGATTGATCAATTCGCCAGATTTTTCACATTCATCGCGAAAGTGGTTCGGGGTATTGGGGATCTGCTCGGGCTAACCGAAAAACAAGCAGACTCGATGCAGGAGCTAGGCAAAGAAGCTGGCAAGTTGAACGAGACGATGCTGATCATTACTCATGGCCAGGAAGGTGCAGCTCATTCAGCGGCCAAGCTGGTCGTCGAATATGACAAAGTGAAAGACCGCATCGAGGACATCACGCTGACAGGCAGCCGATTTGGTAAGGAATTCGATGGCCCGGTCAAAAACGCGATACAGGGTGTCGAAGATGGCCTGGTCGGATTGGTCACTGGTGCAGATAGCGTCAAAGATGCGTTCAAGAATATGGCGAAATCGATCATCGCTGATCTGGCCAGGATGCAGATTCAGAAGATGATCACGCAGCCTTTGATGAATTACTTTTTCCCGACTGCGACACTGCCACAGGCGACTCCAGCGACAGAGGGATCGTTCGCTGGTGGTGGCTATACTGGCAGGGGAGCTCGAGCTGGTGGCGTTGATGGCAAGGGTGGATTCCCGGCGATTCTGCATCCAAATGAAACAGTGATCGATAATTCAGCTGGTCAGGGTATGGGTGGTGCTGTGAATGTGACTCTGAATATTTCGACAGGCGTTTCTCAAACTGTCAGAACCGAAATCGCCAATCTGCTGCCACAAATCACAGCGGCAACAAAACAGGCAGTGATCGATGCCAGAAGGCGTGGCGGTTCATTTGCAAATGCGTTTGGAGGTTAAACGTGGCGATTAGTTATCCTTTAACGACTCCAACTGTATCAGGGATTCAGTCCATTCGATTGATTGCTAGAAATACGATTGCGGTCACAACATCTCCATTCACATACAAGCAACAGATTTTGAAGCATTCAGGAGCGCGTTGGGAAGCAGATATCTTACTTCCTCCAATGAAGCGTGAGGATGCAGAAGAATGGAACGCTTTCCTGATGAGTCTGAATGGTCAGTACGGCACGTTCTTACTCAGCGATCCATTAGGCGTGACTCCTCGCGGTTCAGCATCATCTGCACCTGGCACTCCAGTAGTCAACGGTGCAAGCCAGACAGGAAACATCCTGGCGATTGATGGGTGTCCATTCAGCGCAACTGGTTACCTCAAGGCAGGGGATTATATTCAGTTGGGTTCAGCATCAAGTACGCGCCTTTACAAAGTATTAGAGGATATTGATACCAACGCGAGTGGCGAAGCAAGCATTAGCATTTGGCCTGATCTCCGCGAATCACCATCTGATAACCAATCAGTTACAGTAACGAATTGCAAAGGTTTGTTCAGATTGGCATCTAATGAATCATCATTCAATATCAATGAATCAAGTTTTTACGGGATCACATTTGGTGCAGTGGAGGCGATATGAGTCGTTCTGTATCAAGTGGGTTTTCTGATGCGGTTCAGCGCGATGTCGTACAGCCATTTTTAGCGATTGATCTGGCGTTTGACTCAGGCAATGTCAGAGCATGGACAGGGCTTGGTACTCTATCTGTTGGCGGTGTTAATTACATTGGCACTGCAACCATCATGTCAATATCTCCTATTGAGGAAACAATAGAAGTCGCTGCTAGAGGCGCACAGTTCGTCCTGACGGGCATCCCGTCTGACCTCTTATCCTTGGCCTTATCTGAGCCATATCAAGGCCGTGTGGCGAAGATTTACTTTGGCATGATGTCTGTGCCTGAGCGTCTTTTGACAGAAGCGGGGGCAATCATCACCACAGAGAATTTATTGCCATTAGATATCTCATCTGGCAATCAATCTGAGTTGGTGGAGATATTCTCAGGCTTTATGGACACCATGCAGATCGCAGATGAAGTTGAAACATCGACGATTACGCTAACAGCAGAAAATAGACTGATTTCGTTGGAGCGTCCAAAGATTAGACGCTACACATCAGAAGATCAGAAGCGTGAGTTCTCTGCCGATCTTGGGTTAGATTTCGTCAATGATTTACAGGATAAGGAAATCAAATGGGGCGGAGGATAGAGTTTCAAGAGTCTGAGTTAAGACCTAACGGACGAGTTGCTAACTGGGAAACACGGCTCAGTGATTTTGTTCAATCCAAATCTGACACGCCTTTTGAATGGGGTCAGCACGATTGCGCGAGTTTTGCAATGAAGGCAATCGAGATTCTGACTTTGGAATATCCGATTGATCTTGAATGGGATAGCGCATTTCAGGCTAAAAGATTACTTGATGAAAAGTCTTTGATTAATCGAGCTGATGAAATATGGACATCAGTTGATGTGTCTTTATGTAAGCGAGGTGATCTAGTTGCTACAATGACACCTGATGGTGTGGCTTTAGGGATCTTTCTTTCTCCGACTGCCGCATTTGCATCAGAGGTTGGTCTGGCATATCGAGGCCGTCACGAACTAATCCAAGCGTGGAGCATATAAGATGCCACAAGTAGCGGCGGCGGCGGCACTTAGTGCAGGAATTGGAACAGCGTTAGCCAGTAGTGCTGCAATCGCAGCAGCAGGAGGCGCGGCAGCTTTTTTCGGTACTCAGTTCGCCATGTCTTTTGCACTTGGTGCGGTGTCTCAAGCACTGGCGAAAAAGCCACAAGCCAGTTTTGAAAACGCAGGACGCAATTCATTTATCAAACAGCCTGTTGCGAGCCGTGAAATCGTCTATGGCACAGCCAGGCAGTCTGGGCCGCTTGTCTACGCTGAATCAACAAACAACGACAAATACATTCATCTAGTCATTGCATTGGCAGGACATGAAGTTGAGGAAATTCAAACCATCATCGTTAATGATGAAGAACTAACGCTTGATGGAAGTGGTGTTTGTACTGCGCCAGAGAAATACTCAAACTTGATTCGTATCAAAAAGCATACTGGCACAGATGACCAGGCGGCTGATGCTGATTTAGTTTCTGAATCAAATGGTCTTTGGACAAATGCACACAGACTGCGCGGCATCGCGTATATCTATGCACGATTAGAGTTTAATCAAGACGCATTTCCATCAGGGCTGCCGTCGATTTCTGCTGTCGTGAAAGGCAAGAAAGTCTACGATCCTCGCACAGAAACAACGGCATATTCATCAAATGCAGCACTGATTATTCGTGATTATCTAACAGATGCGGATTATGGTTTAGGTGCAACTGCATCAGAGATCAATGACACAGCATTCATTGAGGCCGCTAACATCTGCGATGAAGATGTCTCGCTGTTCGTTGGTGGCACAGAAAAAAGATTTGAAGCGCATGGAATCATCGACTCAGGCGCAACACCCAAAAGCAATGTTGAATCACTGCTGACATCATGTGGTGGCACTGTCTATTACACAGGCGGCAAGTGGACACTAAAAGTTGCGGCATATACTGCGCCAGTGATGTCATTAACAAATGATGATTTGCGTGGTGTGATCGAGATTCAAACTCGACAGTCGCGCAGAGACAACTTCAATGGTGTCAAAGGTGTATTTGTATCACCTGATTCCAACTGGCAACCAACAGATTATCCTGCTGTCACATCAGCGACATTTGAGGCGGTTGATGGCGGTGAGGAAAACTTGATCGATCTGGCATTGCCTTATACTACTTCATCAGCGATGGCGCAGCGTCTCGCAAAGATTGTCCTACAAGCAAAGACAGCAGTTGGTGATGGACATCAAATGCAATCTGAAGCCATTTACTGTTACTGTTGGGGACACAATCCAGTTCACGAATGATCGGTTTGGTTTTAGCAATAAAATATTTGAGGTGGTCAATTGGAGGTTCTCATCTGATCCTGCTGACATGGGCATCAACCTCACACTGCAAGAAACGTCATCCACAGTTTTTGATTGGGATGCTGAAGAAACAGCTTTTGAGCAAGACAACACTGTTCTGCCAAATCCATTTGATATTGTTGCACCTGGTCTAGCAGTTTCAGATACATTGAGAACATTCAACGAAGAAGCAGTTACATTCTTGGTTGCAAATGTCACAGCATCTAACTTGTTCGCAACTGAGTTTGAAGTAGAAGCCAGAAAGTCGGGCGACACAGAATATACGAACTTAGGACGCGCATCTGGCAATCGGTTTGAATTACCCAACGTGGAAGATGATGCAACCTATGAAGTCAGAGCCAGAACCATCACATCGATTGGCGTGAAATCAGCCTACACAGAGGTTTCGCATCAGGTAGTTGGTAAGGCTGCACCACCATCAGACGTTACGAATTTCAAAGTGAACATCACTGGCACTGAGGCGCATCTATCTTGGGATGCTGTCACAGACCTCGATCTTTCGCATTATCGCATCAGACACGCTTCTGAGACCTCTGGAGCAACTTATTCCAACTCACAGGACTTGGCGAGAAAGATATCGCGTCCTGCAACGTCTGTGGTTGTTCCTGCTAAAACCGGAACATATTTCTGCAAGGCAGTTGATAAGTTAGGCAACTCATCAACCAATGCTGCATCTTCTGTTGCAATTATTAACACCGTAAATGGTGGTAATGTCATTCAAACAGTCACAGAATCTCCGACATTCTCTGGGACAAAGACCAACTGTGAAGTTGTGTCTAGTGCGTTGGTGATTTCGTCAGGAAATTCATCGGCAACGTATGATTTCAATACCACTGTTGATTTAGGTGCTAAGTATCAATCACGCCTCACAAACAACATCACTGTACAGCGACTCGACAGATCAAATCTTTTCGACTCCGCAGGTGGTTTGTTTGATTCACGGTCAGGTTTATTTGATGGCGCAGGTGATTTTGACGATATTGATACTGTGATTCAGGTGCGCCATACAGACGATGATCCATCGGGAAGCCCAACCTGGTCAGATTGGCGACAGTTTGATGTTGGCGAGTATGCTGCAAGAGCATTTCAGTTCAGAGTTTTACTGAGTGGCGAATCAACAAACGTATCACCTCAGATCACTGATCTGTCTGTCACAGTCGATATGCCTGATCGCGTGATTGCGGAATCTGATATCGCCTCTGGCACATCAGCTAAGACAATCACATTCAGTCCTGCATTTAAGGCATTGGATGGTATTGGGATCGCGGCAAGCAATATGGCTTCTGGTGATTATTATCAGGTCACAAGTAAGAGCGCGACAGGATTCACCATCACGTTCTACAACAGCAGTGATACAATTATCAACAGAACATTTGATTATGTAGCACGAGGATACGGAGAAGTTATCTAATGTCTCAACATGATTTGGAAATTGCGAACCAGACATTCCCTGCTACGCGCAGTGATTTGAATAATGCATTGCAAGCATTGGGTACTCTGCAATCTGGCGCGACTGCACCATCAACCACATATGCGAATCAGCTATGGTATGACACGACAAACGATATCCTGTATCTGAGAAATGAAGCAGATGATGCTTGGATTGAGGTTTTCGATGTCAATCAGACAAGCGATGTGATTGAACTAACCTCGAAACTCAAAGCACCGAATGGATCGTCATCATTACCATCGATCACATTTGATTCAGACACAGACTCAGGATTATATCGATCTGCTGCAAATACGATTGGAATGACGCTTGGCGGAAATGATAACTATGAGTTTACCTCTACTGGATCAACAACGATTTCTGGTACTGGCGCGTTTTTAGTTATTGATGACACAAACGGCACAACCGCAAACACAGTGAACGCTGTTCGATTTGATGCATCTGGGGCATCTGCCGGATATGTTGGTATGTCAGGCAGTTCTACGCTGTTATTGAAGAACTACAACACAACGGGTGGACTGATCGACTTTGTTGTCGATTCCTCGACTGTCATGCAAGTGTCAGAGACTAATGTGGCTTTATCCGCAGCAACAGTCACAGGGACAACTCCGACAACAGGCGACAGCACAACTAAGGTAGCAACCACTGCATTTGTGCAACAAGAGATTACAGCAAACGCTTATGGCGATTCAGATGTTAAGGACTTGTTCAATGCTTCTGGTGAATCTGCTCCATTCTTTGCGGCTAGAGCCTATGTCAACTTTGATGGCACAGTCGCAAGCCCAACAATTAGCACACAAGGCAATGTTTCAGGCGTGACAAGAACTGCAACTGGTAAATATACAGTGACGTTTTCGACTGCGATGCCTGACACAAACTATATTGTTATGGCTCAAGCAGTTGGGTCAACTTCTAATGGGCGAGAATTATCAGCCTATGAAGTGACCAAATCGACAACAAATGTGACCATTGAATGTGCGCG